ACTTGAGTAATGCCTAAATTATTTGGTTTTAAAATCCAAGACTCGGAGGACGATAGATCAAAAAAATCTATCGTCTCTCCTGTTCCGGAGAATCAAGAAGATTCTTCGGACTTTTATGTGTCTAGTGGTTTTTATGGACAGTATGTTGATATTGAAGGAGTTTATAAATCTGAGTATGATTTAATTAAGAGATATCGTGAAATGGCAATTCATCCAGAAGTTGATGGAGCTATTGAAGATATTATTAATGAGGCAATTGTTTCGGATCAAAATGATTCTCCGGTTCAGATTGATTTGCAAAATGTTCCCGCTTCGGATAAGTTAAAAGATATTATCAGACAGGAATTTAAATATATTAAAGAAATTCTAGATTTCGATAAGAGATGTCATGAAATTATGAGAAATTGGTATGTAGATGGAAGAATCTACTATCATAAGGTTATTGATCTAGAAAAACCTCAAGAAGGAATTAAAGAGTTAAGATATATTGATCCGATGAAGATCAAACTTGTGAGAAAAATTAAAAAAGATGGAAAACATGTTTTAAATCCATCTTTTATGGTTGCAGATGGAAAATCGGCACTTATGAATATGACGACTCCTGAAGTTGAGGAGTTTTATGAATACGATCCAAATACTAGAGGTGGACAAAGAACTAGTTCATTTAAAAATGCTGTAGGTGGTGCTGCAAGAATTTCTAAAGATGCCATCACTTATGTTCATTCTGGTTTAGTAGATAGAAACAAACAGGTAGTTCTTTCATATCTACATAAAGCAATTAAAGCACTCAATCAACTACGAATGATTGAGGACTCGTTAGTAATTTACAGATTATCAAGAGCCCCAGAAAGAAGAATTTTTTACATTGATGTAGGTAATCTTCCAAAAATTAAAGCGGAGCAATATCTCCGTGATGTTATGACTCGTTATCGTAACAAACTGGTATATGATGCGAACACTGGAGAGATTCGTGACGATAAGAAAATGATGTCCATGTTGGAAGACTTTTGGCTTCCAAGAAGAGAAGGTGGTAGAGGAACTGAAATCTCCACACTACCTGGTGGACAAAATCTCGGCGAACTTACTGATGTTAATTATTTCCAAAAGAAACTCTATAGAGCACTTGGAGTCCCAGAGTCTCGTTTAGGTGGAGAAGGTGGTTTCAATCTTGGTCGTTCTTCTGAAATTTTGAGAGATGAAATTAAGTTCACAAAGTTCGTAGGAAGAATGAGAAAGAGATTTTCACATCTCTTTATGGATATGTTGAAAACTCAACTTATTCTAAAAAATATCGTTACTCCAGAAGATTGGAAAGTTCTATCAGATCACATTCAGTTTGACTTTGTATATGACAATCATTTTGCAGAGTTAAAAGAAGCAGAACTTATTCAAAATAGATTGAATGTTCTTGCAGTTGCAGAACCTTATGTTGGAAAATATTTTTCTGTTGATTATATCAGAAGAAATGTCCTCAAACAAACTGATGCAGAAATTGTTGAAATTGATCAACAAATTGTAGCAGAAAAAGAAGCAGGTATAATTCCCCCAGATGTTGATCCAATGACTGGCTTACCTGTTGGTCAAGAACCACCTGCGGATCAACCTGCAATGGGAGAAGTTCCAATGAGTCCAGAAGCTGATACTGCAGTTGCAGAAATGCCTCCGACTCAAGAAGCTCCAAAAGCGACTATGCCTAAAGGTGGCAGAATCTAATAAATACCCTTAAGTAAACACTGAACTTTTAAAAATGGATGATCTTATTGACATGATGATCTCTAATGAATCTCCCGCAGACATTAGTGACAAAATAAAAGAAATTTTGATGCAAAAATCTGCAGAAAACATTGATATTATTAGACCTATTGTGGCTAATTCAATGTTTGGAGAACCAGAAACAGAAGATGAATCTGGTGAAGTTTCTTACGAAAATGAAGCCGAAGACTCTGAAGAAGACGCAGAATAATAAATAACTATTATAGGACTTTATTATAACAATGCAAAGAACAAAAATAATTGCAACAGAAGTTGCGATGCCAACAACAGCAGGAGCTGCTTCAAGTATTAGTGAAGCGACTTGTGTAAGACTTTATAATGGTTCTGGTGCTGCGGCTACAGTCAGTATTTCAACTGCTGTTGGAGCTGCGTCTACCAATACATTCACGATGGCAACTGGATCAGTTGAATTTCTTCAGAAAGCTTCAACTGATGTGATCTTTGCATCTTCTGCATCAGTATTAGCCGCTAAAGTAGGACTCACTAACTAAGAACCATGAAACTAATTACCGAAGAAGTAACGAATGTAAAAATTATCACCGAAGGAAAAGGTGCTAATAAAAAACTTTACATTGAAGGTGTATTCCTTCAGGGAGAAATTAAGAACCGCAATGGAAGAATGTATCCCATTAATGTTCTTTCCCGTGAAGTAGATCGTTACAACGAAAACTTTGTTGCTAAGGGTCGTGCTCTCGGAGAACTTGGTCACCCAGATGGTCCTACTGTTAATCTTGACCGAGTTTCTCACAAAATTATCTCTCTCGTTCAAGAGGGAAATAATTTTGTAGGTAAGGCACAAATCCTCAACACACCAATGGGTAAAATTGCATCTTCCTTATTAGATGAAGGTGTAATGCTTGGTGTTTCTTCTCGTGGTGTTGGTTCACTTCAAACCACTACTGAAGGGCACAAAATTGTTGGTGAAGATTTCATGCTCGCCACTGCGGCGGATATCGTCGCTGATCCTTCAGCCCCAGATGCTTTTGTTTCTGGAATTATGGAAGGAAAGGAGTGGGTTTGGGACGGAGGAATTCTCCGCGAACAACTTGCTTCTAGAACTCAAAAAAGAATCAACACTCTTGTTGATCAGAGAAGACTTGACGAACAGAAGTTAAATCTGTTCCAAGAGTTTTTATCAAATCTATAATTTATAAATAAATACAGATTATACTAAGGTAATCGGAGAGTACAAATGTCCCGTGGTAAAAATTTACAAGAAATGGAAACCGGCACTACACAATCCAAAACCGCTGTAAATGCTAATGCAGCTGCAGCGGAAGCACCACACAAGAGTGCAACTCCAGTTGCAACTCCTGGCCAAACCGGTGCTTGGGAAGATCTAGGTGGTCCTACTCCAGAAAACAGCAAGCCAGAAGATGAGTCTAATGCACTCAAAACTCCTGGTGCAACCCTTAAGCAAGTTAAGGATGTTGTAAACGCTAAAGCTGCTGCAGCTGAAGCTCCTCATAAGTCCGCAACTCCAGTTTCAGTTCCTGAAGAAGTTGAAGAGGACGAAGAGGATGAAGTAGTTACCGAAGAAGGTGAAGGCGAAGAAGAAGAAGTAGTAGTGGAAGAAGAAGTTACTGAAGATCAAGAAGATCTAGATGATCTTATTGGTGAAGATGTAGAAGCTCTTCTATCCGGTGACGAAGATCTCTCCGAAGAGTTTAGAGAGAAGGCAAAACTCGTATTTGAGGCTGCCCTTCACGCTAAGACTCAAGAAATTCAGTCTGTTCTAGAAGAGCACTATGCTGCTGCTCTTGCAGAAGAGATTGAAGAAATTAAATTAGAACTAACCGAACGTGTTGACTCATACCTAGAGTATGTTGCATCCGAATGGTTAGAAGAGAATGCTCTCGCTGTCGAGAGTGGACTCAAGACTGAAATTACCGAGTCCTTCATGGATGGCATGAAGAGTCTTTTTGAAGCACATTATGTATCAATGCCTGAAGAGAAATATGATGTACTAGAGAGCATGGTACAAAAACTTGATGATATGGAGACAAAACTCAACGAGCAAATTGAGCGCAATATTGCTCTCAATCAAAAGCTCTCCGAAAGTTCTGCTGACAGAATTTTTGGTGAAGTTGCTGAGGGTCTCGCACTATCCCAAAAGGATAAGTTTGCAAGCCTTGCAGAAAGTGTTGAGTTTGAGAGTGAAGCGAACTATCGTGAGAAACTAGTAACTCTAAGGAAGTCTTACTTCCCAGAACACGCTAGTGCTCCAGCTGACGAAACGGAAAATCTAACAGAAGAAGCTAATTTCCAAGAAGAGACTCGTTCTTCTTCTATGGATGCTTATCTAAGAGCACTTTCCACCGTTGCTAAAAAGTGATTTCTAGATAATACTCAAACCGCAGTTTAACAACACTTAAAACGAGGTATCAAACTAAAATGGACGGAATTAATTCACAACAACTAATGGAGAAGTGGGCTCCAGTTCTAGACTTTGATGGTGGTCTAGGCGAAATCAAAGATTCCCACAGAAGAGCTGTTACAGCTCAAATGCTTGAGAACCAAGAGAGAGAACTACGCGAATCCGCTGAGTTTCTTGGCGAAGCTGCACCTGCTAACTCTGGTGTTTCTCCTGCTGGTTCTGGAGTTGCTGGTTTTGACCCTGTTCTAATCAGCCTAATCAGACGTGCAATGCCTAACCTCATTGCATATGACATCTGTGGCGTTCAGCCAATGTCTGGTCCTACTGGACTCATCTTCGCAATGCGTTCACGTCAGACTTCGCAGTCTGGTACAGAGACCTTCTACGATGAAGTAGATACAACCTTCTCTGGTCAGAACAACAGCCGTAACCTCTCTGGTGGATTCACCGATGGTCTAGTAGGTTTCGGTACAACCAACCAGGACGGAACCAATCCTAACGTTCTAAACCCAGTTGGAACCGCTACAACCAACCCTTCACCATACAATGTTGGTCAGGGTATGAGCACTGCTGAGGCAGAAGCTCTTGGAGACGCTGCTGCTAATGCTTTCAACGAGATGGCATTCAGCATTGAGAAAGTTACCGTTACTGCAAAGTCACGTGCTCTCAAGGCTGAGTACTCTCTAGAGCTCGCTCAAGACCTCAAGGCAATCCACGGTCTAAACGCAGAAGCAGAACTTGCTAACCTTCTCTCCACTGAGATCCTCGCTGAGATCAACAGAGAAGTCATCAGAACCATCTATAAGGTTGCTGAGCAAGGTGCTGCTGTTAACACTGCTACCGCTGGTGTATTTGACCTTGACGTTGACTCCAACGGTCGTTGGTCTGTTGAGAAGTTCAAGGGTCTTCTATTCCAAATTGAGAGAGATGCTAACGCAATCGCTCAAAGAACTCGTAGAGGAAAGGGCAACACCATCATCTGCTCCGCAGACGTTGCTTCCGCTCTAACCATGGCTGGTGTACTTGATTACACCCCTGCCCT